TATTATATAAGAAGATTCCAAAAAACAAGTGGAAACAAAACAAGTATGACTATAAACTTGAATAACAAAACATTAGTTAATTGGAACTCTACTTCAGATGGAATCGCTTGTGCATTAATATTTAAGAGTGGTACAAGTGCTGGTGGAAATACAAGTATAACTACTTGTAGATTGTATGACCCGAGTGATACCACAAGTAACTTAATTGAAAGTGGAATATCACAAGATAATCATAAGAATCCATTCTCAAGTAATATAGATTTATATGGAAATACAGGTGGTAGTGTTTCAAGTAACACTTATACCGTTCCTATGAGAAACGCTGATGGAATGTTTTTAGATTCTACAGATGAAGAACTTTATGTAGTGGTGAGATACAAGGGAGACCCTGCACCAATACAATCAATAACATTGGGGTATAGTTAATGGCTATTAATTTAGAAAAAAAATCGAATCGACTGTTAGGTAACAGAAGATTTACAAGTGCTGATTTAAATACATCACAAGAAGCATTTACTGATGTATTGGATATTGGTGCAGATGAAGTTTTCACTCAAGCACATTTGATACCACAAAGTAGTTTGCCATTTAGTGGAAGTACTCAAAGTGGAGAAGTATATGCTGTAGATGGTGAAAATATTTTAAAGTATTATTTTAGACAAAGATTAACAAAATCTAATCTTGAAGAAGATGTATTCTTCTTTATGGTTCCTACTGGAAGTACAAGTGGTGTAACACCGCAGTTGATTCAAGATGGACAACAAGGTAATTTTATATCACCTAAGTATTCAGTAAGTTCATTGGCGAATGCCAATACAGAAGATTCAACACCTGGTTATGGTGTAAAAGTTTTTAAATCCACATCTACGGATAGTGGTTCATTAAGTAGTGGGGATATTGTATCTACAAATGATTATCAGTTTGATTATAAAACTGGTGTATTACAATTTGAAACTGCACTCGCTTCTAATTTAGAAGTTTATATGAGTGTTTATCAGTATGTTGGTAAAAACTTAAGAAGTGGTTTATTTGTAGATGGTGATATTGTGGCTAATAATTATATTGTTAGTTCATCAGTAACTTATATAACTACTGAAGCGGTTAGTGGTTCTACAATTTCTGGTGATAGTATAGATGATACACATCAGTTTACAGGTAGTTTGAGTATTAGTGGTTCATTCTTACCTACGAAAGATGATTTAATAGATTTAGGAAGTTCAACATTCCAATGGAAAGATTTACATTTAGATGGAACCGCAAACATAGATACACTAAGTTTGACAGATGGTTTCACATATAATGGTGTTACCTTTAATACAAGTGGTAGTAGTTCAGACCATTTAAGTATTACAGGTTCAGGATTTACATTTAAAAGTACAGATAGTTCAGATTTATTTACATTAGTAAATGGTAGTAATGAAGTATCAGTACAATTTGATGATAAAGTAATAGTATTAGGAGAGTCCACTACAATACCTACTGCAGTAAAAGGTGGTATGTATTATAGTAGTTCAGCGTGGTTTTTGGGATACGAAAACTCACCTACTTAATATTTAATAATAGAGAAAAAATACTCAAAATAGAGTAAGCTAGGAGAAAATAAAATGGCACAATGGAGAAAAGTAATAGTAAGTGGTTCGGCTGCGGAACTATCTTCTTTGACTTTAGACACTGCATTACCAGTAGCACAAGGTGGTATTGGTGCAAGTTCGTTATCGGATAAAGCGGTTCTGATTTCACAAGATAGTGGTACAGATGCAGTTGGTGCTCTTGCTCTAACAACAAACGGAAGTATCGTAGTTGGTGGTACTAATGGACCGGCAGTAGAAGCGGCATCAGATGTTGCTGGTACTGGTTTAACAGCTGTAACAGGTGATGGAACATTAGTAATCAATGTAGATGCGGCCCAAACACAAATTACAAGTGTTGGTACATTAGATGGTGGAGCTATATCAAGTGGATTTGGTAACATTGATAATGGAACTTCAACACTTAATACAGGTAATGCGACTGTAAATAATTTTACAAACGATTCTGCAGTAGCAGATTCACATATCACAGGTTCTATAACTGGTTCCTTTACAGGAGACGGTAGTGGATTGACAGGTGTTGGAGCTGCTAGTTTGGATATTGATTCATTTTCTGCAGGAACAGCTTTACACCAAACTCAAGACCACTTCTTATATTCAGACAATGGAACTGAAAAGAAAATTACATTTTCTGATGTAGAAGATGCAATCTTTGGAAATGTAAGTGGTGATGCATCAATCGCCGCAGGTGGTGCATTAACTATCGCCGCTGGTTCGGTTGAAGAATCAATGTTAGATGGTGGTATTGGAATATTTAGTGGTTCAGCACAAATTGACCACGATTCCACTACAAACTTTGTAGCAAATGAACACATAGACCATAGTGGAGTAAGTATCACATCAGGTAATGGTTTAACAGGTGGTGGTAATATTACTTCCACAAGAACATTAGCGGTAGGAGCTGGAGATGGTATTACCGTAAACGCTGATGATGTAGCAGTTACAGCAGCACAAACTGCGATTACATCGATACTTAATGCAAGTTTAACAAAAATTGGTACAAATGGTTCACAAGAATACATTACATTTGGAACATCAAATGAGGTTAATACATTTGTAAACAATACAGAAAGATTAAGTGTAACTTCTGCTGGTGTTGATATTACAGGTACATTAGCAGTTTCATCTAATTTAACTGTAGAGGGTAATCTTGATGTAAATGGTACATTAACAACAATTGATTCAACAAACTTAAAAGTTGCAGACCAATTCATCTTGGCCGCAAGTGGTTCAAATAATAGTGATGGTGGTTTGATAGTTGAAACAAATGGTGCAGGAAGTGGTACGGCATTCGCTTGGGATAACTCAGCAAATCGTTGGGGATTCTCAAAGGCCGATGATACTGCTCAAAATGCAACATCAGTTGCACCAAGACAGTATTCAGTAACAGTTAGTGGTTCAGCCGCTTCACCAAGTGGAAATCCAAGTGATTTCGGTGCGAGTGATGCTACAAGAATCGGTATGATGCATGTTAATACATCAAATGGAGAAATTTGGATTTATTCATAAACTAAAGTGAGGTTATAAATGGGAGTAAAAGTCGGTGGACAAGTAAAAACTATAGTGAATGAAGTAGCTAAGTTTAATAAGGATGAGATAGAGTTCTTATTTGAAATATTAAAGAACTCTATGATTCCAGGTAAACATATTGGTATCGCGATGGAAGTAATTAATAAATTAAAATCACAATACCAATTGATAAATAGAAAAGGTGCGAAAGTACAAAAGGTTGAATCAAAAGAATCAGCATTACAACAAAAGATTACAAAGATTCAACAAGAAGAAAAACAAAGACTCAAAGAACAAGACGGAGAACTTTGGGTTGAAGAATAACTTTATTGGCCTTGGTGTGGCAATCAAGGAAGTGGGCCGAGAGGTAACCAACCATAAGGAGATACAATAGATGCCAAGTTGGAAAAAAGTCATAGTTAGTGGTAGTGATGCCGCTCTCAATAGTATCACACATACAGGAAATTTCACTCTTGATGTTTCTGGTGATATTACCTTTGATGCCGATGGTGCCGATATCAAGTTAGAAGATAACGGAACAGAATTTGGTAGATTTAGTAGGGTTTCTTCTGATTTAGTTATTAAATCAATAAGTAATAATAACGATATGTTATTCAAAGGTGTTGATAATACATCAACAATAACTGCACTTAAATTAGATATGTCTGAAAGTGGTGATGCATATTTCAACAATGATATAAGTGGTTCTACAATCAGAGCGAGTGGTGATGTTATCGCGTTCAATTCATCTGATGAAAGATTTAAAGATAATATAAAACCAATATCAGAACCATTATGGAAGTTAAGTAAAATTGGTGGTTATACATTTGATTGGAATGATAATCAAGATGTTTATAAAGGACACGATGTTGGTGTTATAGCTCAAGAAATTCATAAAGTATTACCAGAAGTAGTTGGTGAAAAGAATGATGGATATCTTGGTGTTAAGTATGAAAAAATAGTTCCATTATTAATCGAATCAATCAAAGAATTAAAACAAGAAGTTGATGAAATCAAGCAAAAATGTGATTGTTTGAACAAATAAGTTTATATTTATTACTATATGAAATGTTTAAAATGTAAACACACTTGGAAAAGAACTAAATGGACTGAGTATATCAGTTTTCTATCAAGGTGTGTGAAATGTAGTAGTATTTGGATACTACGATATTAAAGGAGTTATAATGGCGAAAAAACAAAAATCTATTAAATTTAGTAAAGAAGAACTCAATGGTTTACAGGCTATTAGAAATGATTATCAATCAATTCAAAATGAGTTTGGAGCATTAAGAGTTCGTAGATTACAACTACAACAACAATTAGATTTATTAGAATCTCGTGAAGTTGAATTAGATGGTTTATATGTTCAAGTTCAATCAAATGAGAGAAATTTATCCCAAGAACTTACTGAAAAGTACGGAAATGGGAATTTAGATTTTGATACTGGTGAATTTACACCAGAATAAGTTCAAAAATAAAAAAAATATACTCACCTGATGTATTTTGAGAATTTAAAACACTATTTATAGGGGAGTATAGAATTGTTATATACTACATTAACAGAAATATTAACAGGAGAATAACCAATGGCTGAAAGAATAGTAAGTCCAGGTGTATTTACAAGAGAAAAGGATTTATCTTTCTTACCACAAGGTATCGCTGATATTGGTGCGGCAATTATTGGTCCAACATTAAAAGGACCGGCATTTGTACCAACACAAGTATCAAGTTTTTCAGAATTTGAAAATATCTTTGGTGGAACAGATAAGCGTTTCTATGTACCTTACACCGTCAAGGAGTACATAAAAAATGCTCCGAGTGTAACTATAGTTCGTGTTTTAGGTATTGGTGGGTATCAATCATCATTTCTTCGATTAGAAGTTAGTCAATCTTCAGGAGATTATCTAACTGCTGCAGTATTAAAACCATCAAGAAACAATCCAACATTGGATTTAGGTGGTGTAACATCTGCATCAATCGATGCTAGTGGTGATTTTGTAAATTTTGTTCTTGGTGTAGGTGGCTCAACACCAGTATCTTGTTCTTTTGATACAGGTTCAGCAAACTATATCACTAACATATTTAGTGAAGACCCACAAACTACAAACACAGACGCATATGTTTACAAAAACTTTAGAGCTTTCCAAGAAGATGGAGATAGTACTGGAGTAGCGTTTACTGCAAATAATACTGTAAGAATCATAAGTGGAAGTACAACTGCTGGTGAAGATTTTACATTTGATTACAAAGTTGCTACAACACCTTACATCGTATCACAATTAAATGGTGGAGCGAATAAAAACTTATTTAAAGTAAATACTCGTTCACACGGTACTGGTGTAAGTGATGATTTCAAAATCGCTATCGCAGATTTAACTGCGGCTGGTAATGTACCAGGTAGTGATTATGGTTCATTTGCATTAAGAGTATTAAGAAACAATCCTGGTGAAAATAACGATGGTGAAGTTCTTGAAGAATTTCCAAATCTGAACTTTGACCCAGAATCAACAAATTACCTACCAAGAGCAATCGGTGATAGATATGTAACTATTGATTCAAATGGTAAATTAACCTATAATGGTGATTGGCCAAATAAATCAGTTCATATTTACATAAGTGATTATGAAACTGAACTTGAAGGTATTGCTGAAACATTAATACCACACGGTTTCGCGGCCGTAACAAATCCTGTTCTTGGTGGTTCAACAATCCCAAGTGCAAGTTTTGTTGTTTCTCAAAGTAATTCAAATGGTGCATTTGATTCAAATGTATACTATGGATTTGACTTTGATAATAAAACTAATAAACAATACTTATCACCATTACCAACAAGTGCAGGTGCTGGAAACAATGCAGTGTTCTCACTTGAAAATATGGTTGGTAGTAATGATGCGAGTGAAATTGGAGTTGATACATACGCAGATGGAACAGAAAATCTATCTTTAACAGCTGCAGCTAAAGCTCAGTTGAAATTTGTTGTTCCTTTCCAAGGCGGTTTTGATGGAGATAATCCAACAACACTAAAAGCTACTGGAAATGATATACAAGCGACAAACAAACGAGCAATTAATGCAATCTCTAACCCAGATGAGTTCGATATTAACTTATTAGTAACACCTGGTATCATCCACGAGTACCACGGTACCGTAACTAATCACGGTATTAGTAAAGTAGAAGCTCGTTCAGATGCATTCTATGTAATGGATGGTTCAAGATGGGGTAGAAATGTAAGTAACGCAGTAAGTGATATTCAAACACTTGATACAAACTATGCGGGTGTATATTACCCGTGGGTCAAGTATGATGATGTTGATAGTGGTCAACCACAATGGGTTCCACCATCAGTAGTGTTACCTGGTGTGATTAGTTTCACAGATAGTGTATCACACGAATGGTTTGCACCAGCTGGATTAAATAGAGGTGGTTTATCATCTGTATTAGAAGCGAAAACAAGATTAACACATACTGAAAGAGATACACTCTATGAAGGTCGTGTTAATCCGATTGCTACATTCCCTGGTCAAGGTGTTGTGGTGTTTGGACAAAAAACATTACAAGGGAAACCATCAGCTCTTGATAGAATCAATGTAAGAAGACTATTAATTAGACTTCGTAAATTCATTGCAAGTTCTTCAAGATACTTGGTATTCGAACAAAATACAGTAACAACAAGAAACAGATTCCTAAATATTGTGAATCCTTTCTTAACAAATGTACAACAAAACTCAGGTTTAAGTGCATTTAAAGTTGTGATGGATGATTCTAACAACACACCAGATGTTGTTGATAGAAATCAGTTAGTAGGACAGATATTTATCCAACCTACAAGAACTGCTGAATTCATCGTATTGGACTTCGTAGTACAACCAACAGGAGCATCGTTTCCTGAATAAGTTTAATTTATAAATTGACTTATAAAAGAGAAATCCCCCATTCTTTCGAGTGGGGGATTTTTTGTTATCAAAGGTTCTTACGATTACGATATTAACACCTTTGAATGAAGCGTTTAGGATTCGAACCTAACTCTTATATCACCACTACTTCGGACTACATTAACAAAGTTTAAAACATAAATTATCCTTTCCTTAATTTATCTTACACCTAAATATAACAACAAAATACTATACAAGTCAAGTCTTTTTTTAAGAATATCTTTGAATAATTTCTTCTACTTGTTCATCAGTAAAACCAACAACATTATAACAATTTAAGAAATCATAAACAGTAAAGAAATCAGTATCATCTAATAAATTTAGATAACCTTCTTTATTACCACCTTCATTAAAAGCCAAAGTTTCTCTTTTATTTTCATAAAGATTAACTATAGCGTTTTCTTGTTGTTGAACAAACATCTCAATATTTTGTTCTATTTGTTCCTTAGTGAAACCTTCAGTAAAATTTGGTATTGTTAAATTTGTAATCATATTCATAATCCTTTCATTCATATTCATCTTTTAATTCTATACTAATATAACAATACTATGAACCAATGTCAAGTCTTTTTTTAAAAAAACTTCAAAAAAACTTCGAAAAAGATAATCAAAAAATACATCTTTTTTAAAATATAGATATTTATTACTGAAGTATTTTAAAGGCGAAATTAATTAGGAGAATGAAATGGCCACCGTATTAGGACAAGAAGATATATTTTTTAAGAGTTTTGAACCTAAAACAAAAAATAGGTTTTTTATGGAGATTGGTGATGGGATACCAGCTTACTTTGTCAAAACTGCAAACAGACCTCAAATCACATTTGAAGAGATTGAATTAAATCACATCAATGTTAAAAGATACCTAAAAGGTAAAGGTGTTTGGGAACCATTGGAAGTAAGTTTATACGACCCAATCGTTCCAAGTGGAGCACAGGCAGTTATGGAATGGGTAAGATTACACCACGAATCAACAACAGGCCGTGATGGATATTCTGATTTTTACAAGAAAGATATCACATTCAATATGTTAGGACCAGTTGGTGATATTGTTGAACAATGGAAATTAGTTGGTGCATTCATTCAAACAGCAAACTTCAATGATTTAGATTTCGCTAACGGAACAGATGTCGCAGATATCAATTTAACACTTCGTTACGATTACGCAGTACTTGAATTCTAACCAGGAGGGTATATGAAAATGTGGGAAATATTCAAAGATAACAATGATTATAATGAAAAATCAATAATCGGTTTCGGTGCGTTTACAGTAATGGTTTTGTTTGCATTAGCAGATGTTGTAACAGGTATTCTTGGAAAAGACCTTGTTATCAATGATGTAGTGTATAATTCATTCCTATTCACCACTTTAGGTTCTTTTGGAATCGCAGGTGCAGAAAAAGTTTTAGGAAACAAAAAATAAATTAGATTTTTCTAAAGTTACAACATAGTTATATACATATGGTTTTAATTTCATATTTCATAGGAGATAATAATGGCTGAAAATAAGTCCGCGTTTCCTACTGAAGAATTATCTTTACCTTCAAAAGGATTATTGTATCCTGAAGATAGTCCATTAAGTAGTGGAACGATAGAGGTCAAATATATGACCGCAAAAGAAGAAGATATTCTAACATCAACAAATTTAATTGAAAAAGGATTAGTAATTGATAGATTATTAGAATCTGTTATTGCAAATCCTAAAGTTAAATTAGATGATTTATTACTTGGTGATAAAAACGCATTGATGTTGGGAACAAGAGTATTAGGGTATGGTTCAGAATATACTGTAAATCTTACAGACCCTGATACAGGTTTAGAAACAGAACACACATTCGATTTAAGTAAATTAGAATTTAAAGAAATTGATTACAAACAACTTGAATCTGGTGAAAACAACTTCGAATACACTTTGCCAAAAAGTGGAAGAGTTCTTACATTTAAATTATTTACAAGTAAGGATGAAAGTGAAATCGAAGAGGTTTTAAAAGGATATGAAAAGATTAATGCAATCAATGGTGTGTCACCTGAATTAACTACAAGGTTGAAAAAACAAATAACATCAGTAGATGGTAAAACTGATAAAAAAACGATAAATAATTTTGTTGATAATGAGTTCTTAGCATTAGATACAAGAGAGTTTCGTAGATATGTTGGTAGTGTTTCTCCTGATATTGTATTTGAAACTGAATACATAAGTCAAATAGGAGAGCCCCACACGGTAAGTATACCATTAGGGGTTAGGTTTTTTTGGCCTGAGTCCACAATATCGTAAACAATTACACGAAGAAATATTCTCAATAGTTTACCACGGTAAAGGATTCACTTTTACCGAACTATACAACATGCCCGTTCCTTATCGAAAATTCTATACAGAACAAATGTTACAAACTCGTAAGAAAGAAAATGATGAGGCGAAGAAACAATCACGCAGAAAATAAGAGAAACTGATATTTATTATTGATTAGTTCCATCTAAATTCAACGGAGAATAATAATGAAATTATCAGAAGGTTTATTTGATAGAATCAGAAAAAATATACAAAAGAGTCTTGATAAAAAATTAGATAAAAAAATTGATGATTTACTATCATTAAAAGATAAGGGTGCACAAAAAATAGTCACTCAATTAGCAAAAGATATCGAAGATTTTGAAAAAAAGTATAAAAACTTTAACGATAGATTTGACAAATAATAGTTACAAAACTTAAACCACAAACGAGAGTAATAAATGGCATTGTCAGTAAGTGATTATAAAGAAATAATCAGATTAACAAAAGAGATTAAAGAAGAAGAAAGGGAATTGGCACGCCTAAAAGCTGAAGGTCAAAAAATCAATAAAGAAAGATTGGAAACTTTAAAGGCTGAATTAGAAGTAAAAAGAAAAGGAAAAGAAGAAGCCGAATCAGAATACAAAACTACAGAAAAACTCTATAAAACTGCTACAAACTTATCAAAAGGAATTGTTGGTAATTCAGATGAATTATTAAAACGCAAAAGAAGAATTGCTGAATATGATAAGAGCTCAAACGATTTACAATTAATGGCTTCAGATGCATTAAAAAAATCAAGTGAATTTGAAGAAACCATATTAAGAACTAAATCAAAATCTAATATGTTGAGTTTTGATTCAAAATCAATGATTCAAGAGATTAATGAACAATTAGAAATTATAAACGAACAATATGATGAAGCTAGTGATGAACAAAAAGAAATTTTAGATAATACTAAGGCAGACTTAAAGCTAACTGAGAAAAAAGTTAGGGCGATGGGTGAGGTTGCTGATAAAGCCAAAGGATTAAAAGCTGCTCAAGATAAGATTAAAGAATTAGCGGGTGGTTATGTAGATAAGTTAGAAGCCGGTTTAGAGATGATAAAATCTATGGGTAAGGCCATTATGGAAAATCCAAGAATGGCTTTCGCGGCATTAGGTGCTACTATTGGTAAATCTATTTCTTATGGTATAGCTCGTATTAAAGATATGCAACAAGATTTAGGTGCGGCCAGAAGTCAAGCTATTGAGTTAAGAAGAGAGTTTAATGATATGAACTTAGAGTTTGGTGCTAGACAAATAGGTTTTGATTTATTTGGACTGGCTCTTGGAGCAGATGCTGGTAAACTCGCAGGGAGTTTATCAAATGAAATGGGAACTCTTCAATCAGTTACTGAAGAAACAGTAAATCAGATGATGTTGTTTGAAAAAGGTTTAATGGTAAGTGGAGATACTTCTGCTAAACTTTTACAAAACTTTATGAAAATTCGTGGTGAATCAATGGAAACTGCGTTAAAATCTATGGAAACCGTAGGTGCGTTAGCTATCGCGAATGAAATACCTGTTAATGTATTGATGAAAGAGATTGCAGATAATACAGAAACATTTGCAGAATTTAGTATTCAAGGTAGTAATAATATAGAGATGGCCGCAGCTCAAGCCAAAAGACTTGGAGTTAATTTGGCCACTACTGCTAAAATTGCAAACTCATTATTAGATTTTGAATCAAGTATTGAAAGAGAAATGAGAGCTTCATTATTAATTGGTAGACAATTAAATTACAATAGAGCTCGACAACTTGCACTTGAGGGTAATATTGCAGGTGCCGCCGCTGATGTTGTATCACAATTAGGTGGACAAGCTGGATTTGCGAGATTAAATGTAATTCAAAGAAGAGCATTAGCCGAATCCATAGGAGTATCAGTAGAGGAATTAAGTAGATTGGCAAGTGGTAGACCAATACAATTAAAATCAGCTGATGAAGAAAGTAGAGATAAATTAAGAGAATCTACTGATGCATTAACTAATATGATGGATAACTTTTTACAAAAATTTGGTACAGGTATTGGAGCAATATTTGGTAGTGGTTTAGGTACTGAATTGTTAGGTCAATATATTGGTTTCAGAGGAGTTGGTAGTATTATGAGGCAAATTGGAATGAGTTTAGGTTTGGTGACGAAACCAATCGTAGATGCTACAACAGGTAGAAGAGCTGGTGGTATCTTTGGTGATATCTTTAACTTTTTTAAGCGTGGTCAAGATGATATTATTCCAGGTGCTGAGAGAAGACTTGATTTAAGAAGAGGGTTTGGTAGTAAAGGAGAAGCTAAATTACTTGAAGCTTTAAATAAACTTAATATAACAATGGATAAATCAGGAAGATTAAGAGCTCCTGTGGGTGGTATACAAATTGGTAACAAATTCTATAAAGGTGGTTCACTTCTACCAAGTCCAGATAAAATTATGGATGCGTTTGATAAATCAGGTAGAAGTCTTGGTAAAGATGTTGGTAGGGCTCTTGATAAAACTAAAGTAACAGGAAGAGGACCAAGAATAGATATTCCACCAAAAACTTTTACTGATATAGGTAAAAAATTTGGTGATGGTTTAAGTAAATTTATTAAAAATAACGGCAGTAAAATGTTTAAAAGTTTGAGTTTGATTGGAGCTGGTTTTGAAGTTTTTCAAACACAAAAAGAAGTAAAGGCTTTAGGTGGAATGTCCAATAGAGAAGCTCAACGAACTGTAGCTGATAGTATAACAGGATTTGGTGGAGCACTTGTAGGTGCGAGACTTGGTGCAATGGGTGGTGCCGCTCTTGGTGCAATGTTTGGTCCAGCCGCTCCAGTTATGGTTCCTTTATTAACTATAGCAGGTGCGTTAGGTGGTGGTTATTTTGGATATCAAGGTGGTGAAGCACTTGGTGGTGCCGCTTTTGATATGATTTCACCTGAACAAAAACAAATAGATGAACTTAAAGATACTAATGATAATATAGATAAAGGTTTACAATCAAATGCAACAAATATTGGAGCAGTTGCCGAAAAATTAGCAGAACTCGCGACAGAAGTAAGTTTATTAAAACAAGCTAATGAACAACATCTTACAAATGTTGTAACTGCGGTGAATAACTTAAATCCACAAAGAGCGTAAGGAGATAAAGAATGCCTGGATTATTAGATAAAGTAAAAGGATTAACATTCCACACTACTGATACTTGGGATGACAAGATTGGTGATTTGGGGAATGATGGTACAGCTGATACTACAGGAAATGTAAGTAATATTTTACCAGGTAAAACACCTAATAAAACACTTGAAGCCAAATGGAATGATGAAATTGATTATGATAATATGGGTCCTGATGGTTTAAGTGTTAATTCATTAAGAGAAGAGGGTATATTTGGAGCAGATGCCCCATTTGTTACTAAAAAATTAAATAAACCTGGTGAACAACCAGATGGTGAGCTTCCTAATGGAGCTTATATTGAACCATTTTTGGCGAGATTACTAAAAACACCAGATGCATTAGTACGATTAACTAAAAATTTAACCACACCAAAAGGTGTTGCGTGGATAGTAAAACAAGGACTTCTTCAACGAACAAATTCAATGAGAAGTACAAGAAATGTATTCATTCCACCTATTGCGGCAATCACATCAGCCACAGGATTAGTAAGTGTTAGTAGAATGGATAATAATATAAATCCATTTGATACTCCCGCTCAAATTAAAAACAAACAATATGGTGAGAATCCTACACAAGAGGATGAACTGGATATAGAGGGACATTATAAGTTACAAAATCTATTTAAGAGTTCTGTAGAAGATAGTGAGAAAACAGATGGTGGATTTTTAAGTAAACTTAAAAATATTGTTAATGGTGATAGAGATGCAAATTATAATCCATCACCACCACGACATGCCACAGGAGTACGAGATATTGAACTTTTAGGTGATGGTACAACATTTGAAACTACAAAAAATGTAAAACCAATTGGTAATACTGGAATGGCTAATTCACTTGTGAATAGTGAAGGAAAGTATATACAAGCTGCAAAACATTTTGGAGCGGCTTCAGGAAATATAAAAACACTCGGTGATAATCTTACACAAGTATATTCAAGAGGATTTTCAAATCAATTACAAGTTCCTTATGGTGGCACATATGGTGAGGTTAGAGGTGATAAGTTACCAAAAGATTTTATTAAATTTAGAATTAGAGATGCAGTAAATGGAAAATGGTTAGTATTTCCTGCTCATCTTGGAACCGTAACAGATACAGTAACACCAGAATACACACAAGAAAGATACATTGGTAGACCTGATGCAGTTCATATTTACTCAGGTACTAATCGTAGTGTAAGTTTTGATTTTAAAGTTGCAGCATTCACTAAACAAGAGATACCAATCATACAAGAAAAAATGAACTACTTAGTTGGATTAGGTTATCCTACATTTAAACCATTAAGTACTGATACGGAAATGAGACCAGTAACACCTTATGTTTATTTAACCATTGGTGATATGTTCAATAATACACCAGGTTACTTTAGTAATATATCTTTGACTGTTGAAGAAAATTCAGTTTGGGAATTAGATGATGGTTATCAAATTCCACAATATTTTAATGTGAATTGTGAATTTGTTTACATTGGTAAATACTTACCACATACTATTGGAAAACATTATGAAGTACCATTCTTAAAAGATGTGGGAGTGGGTGAAAACAAATTTGGTACATTTGGTGATAAAGACCCTAAAGTTAAGAGTACTGTAAGACCTAAAATTGGTAATCCTTATGGAGGCGGTGCAATGCAAGATGCCGTACATACAAAGTATCACGCTAGTCATGCAGATAATCAAGTTAGTAAAGTAAGAAAATCAGCATTTTTGAGAAATTTAGAAAAACAAAGAAATTCTCGTGCACAACTTTTACAAGATACAAAACCTGATATCAATAAAGAGCGTAAATTAGATTTAAGTGGAACAATTGGAAATCAAAGAAGTCAAGGTCCAACACCTAATCCTTTGACTTTGAATAAACAAAACAAACCAAAAACATTTAATATCGCTGGACAAACTGTTACTGATAGGACAGATGCATCTTTTGATGACTTTATATAATTTTGGAAATAAACAATGGATAGATATAAAAATAGTATAATTAAAAAAGATATTAATAATGTTAGTTATCGAGCAGTAACTAATTATCCAAAAATCACGCCAAAAAATACTGATATTCTGTATACTGCTATTGATGGTGATAGATGGGATACATTGGCTGATAGATTTTATAACGATGTAAGTTTATGGTGGATTATCGCAAGAGCTAATATAGATTATTTTAAAGGTAATTTACAAATACCAATTGCATCTCGGTTAATTATTCCAACAGATATAGGTGATATAGTGGCAGAGTTACATAGAATCAATCGAATGGCGGAATAAAATGTTTTTCTTTGAAAGAATAAGACCAGAAATTCAAAAAGCACTTTTTAAACGAATCAATTCAATGAATCGTGAAAAAAGAGATAAAATAAATTCATTAAATCCAATTTCAGAAGCTCAAGGTAATCCTTTAGATTTAATGTTGACTAAATCCTGTTGGGTAAGAGTTCACTCTACATTACCAGACTTTAAAAAAGATGAAAATGGAAAATTAATAAGACCACTCGAACCAGCTAAAGATTCTAATGATAAACCATTTAGAATATCAGGACATTTTAAAGATGGACAACCATTAAATAGAGCATTAACAAGTAAAGTAAATTTATTAAATAATCCTCCTGGAGACCATTTAAGAGCACCTGCTGGAGTTACTGGTGTTACTTGTAACTTTATGGATAAATCGGTTCAAAAAGTAACCGTTAATTTTAAATTATATGATACTGAGGATTTTGAAATATACGAACACGCTTTTTTAAAACACGGAAGAACTGTATTGGTGGAGTTTGGTTGGAGTGTACCTGATACAGAATTTAGTACATTAAAAACTCGAAAAGAAATGTTAGATTTCTTTTATGGTATTGAAAATAGAATCTTAGAGGGTAATGGTGATTATCACGCCGCAATTGGTACTATTAGTTCTTTTAGTTTTGATATAGGACAAAATGGTGAATATAATTGTTCTTTTGACCTTATGAGTTTAGGTAATACTTTATTTAAAGGACAAGTAGATGGTGCTGGTAATAATCCATTAGAAATTATTAAACGAACTAATGATACTACACTCGCGGAAGCATATAGATTATCAGGTTTAACATTTACAAAAACACTTGAAAAATTAAACGAGGTTATAAAAGATGAATTGGCTGAAGATGATAAACGATTATATTATAATGAAAATACAGAAAAGGGATATTGTACTTGGGGTTGGTTTGAAGATGTAATTTTAAATAAGTTTTTTTCTACAATCGCTGAGGTTCAAGATAAAGAAGGAACACAAAACTTAACTACTAATATTTTAAGTGGTGAAGTTGTAGGTAAAGATTTTGTTCCAAATAAATGTAGAAACAATTACAATTTATTTACTTTAAGTAAAGATATTATTCTACCAGGTAAAATCATAGGAATAGATAATGGATTAAAATCTGCGAGTGAGGGAAAAGGAATTAAAAATTCAGATGATACAGAAGAGTTTAAAAATCTTTATGATACATTTTTTAATATTAATGATAAATTTGAACCATTTTCTACTGAAACTTTTGAATATTATGAGGTGAATGAAGATGGAACCACAAATCTTGATAATTTAAAATCTATTCCACAACCTAATGGTGATGAGGGTATTATAAGAAATATGGTGTTTAGTGCGGATTTTTTAAACGCTAATTTTCGTGGAATCACTACATTAGAAGATGGGTTAGAAAACTTTTGGATGACAGTTAGTAATGCTTATGGTAGATTTTGGGATTTTAGAATTTTACAAAATAAAAATAATAATGGTCAAGTAGAAGTTGCGGATGCATTTATCGCATCACTACCTGTAAAAGAAAGTAATCCAGAAAACTTTCCAAGAGAAAAATCCACAGAAGAGGACCCTACTAAAACATTTGTATTTCCAATCTATAGTACTCGTAGTTTGTTTAAAGATTTTAATATTACAGTCGCAGTAGATAGTCAAATGGCCACTCAAGCTGTGTTTCATAGTAGTAAAGATTTTGAAGGAGAAAATGCGGTAATTTCATCAGGTAGACCAGAAGATAAAATGATAAAAGCACTTGGATTATTATCACACATTTCATTAGAAGAAGATGAAAAGGGTTACAGACTTTTACGAGATGGTATTATAAATAAAGTAACATTTCCAAATCTTAAAGGATTAAATGTTAAATTAAAAATAAAAGATGGAAAAATTCAACTTGATGATACTGGTTATCCAATATATGAATTTGAACCTATAAAATCTAACAACACTACACTTGATGGTACATCAACATTAGATAAAATAACCATTGAACAATTACAAGAGTTAGCAAGTTATCAAGATAAAATAGAAGAAGGTGAATTATATCGTTTTCTTACAGAAGAACAATTGGCTGATTTTGAAAATGCGGGATTGGTGTATGATAAAGATGGTTATATGATTCAATCTTTTCAAAATGCAATGATTTATATTTTAAATTACCAACCTGATTCAGATATTGGATTAGCTCCTGTCACACCAATTAAAGTAAGTTTTACAATGCCTGGTATTGGTGGTATAAGAATGTTTGATATGTTTGGTGTTGATTATATACCAGAAATTTATAGAAGATTTGGGTTATTCCAAGTTAGTAATATTGACCATACATTATCACCACAAGGTTGGGAAACTAAAGTTGAAGCTTTATTAAGATTAGATATTGAAGAGATGTTAAAACAAATTGGTAAACAACTTAATAAACCAGATATCATAAGAGATGGATTATATGATATAAGAGGAGTTTTGGCAGAAACTTCAAAAGATGCGGGAGTTTATGTTGGTGAATTAGATACACGAGCACCACAACAAATAAATGACGACTTCACCGTATCAACGGCGATTGATAAATCAGGAGTAGTTCAAGATGTATATTTACGAGATGCTGATAGAGATGGAATACCTGATGTAGATACTTCTGATAAAGATGGTGATGGTATCTTAAGTCCTGAGGAATTTAGGGATATGTTTAACCAACCAGGAATAGCTAAACCAGGTGACCCAGAATTTATAGGCCCTACGGTACCAAACAATGCCTCACAAAATACAATTGACCCAACGGACCTTCCCGTATACATACCATAAAAAAATTACATTTTTGAATTTAAAAGTTATATTTATATAAAAGGTTATGTATTTAAGTAGATTATTCCGAACATTGTATACGAAATTATGGTTAAAGTATTCTAAACAAGGAAAAGAGTACGCTAAAAAATACAAACGAAGAAGAAAAATGGAACTCACAAAAATAATTAGGGAAAAAAATGAAAGTTGATATTTTAGATAAAGGGTACATTGAATTAGTGGATACACTTGGTGATGATTTAACACCAGTAAAT